CTATGGTGGTGCAGACGGATCTGGAGCGCAAGAATTGGGTGCGCACTCTGCCCATGACTTTCACTGCGGGCACTATTCAGGGACAAACCCATCGCTGCGTTCAAATCATGGTAAGCACCAAGACGCTAGAGATGGCATCCCCGAAGGATCTGGTGTCAGCTATTTGTCGCGCCACGGAGGAGGTAAGATTGATCCGGGGCCCGGGTGTCACCACCCAGCAAATTCATAATCATTGTGTCTTTGGACCTTTGCTAGGTGGTGCTCCGACTTCTTTTATTGCGGCGCTGCTGGATGACGAGCTGCGTGGGCTGGACATTCAATACCTGTCACTTGATCGGCACCGCGCTACTCTGCGGAAGCGACGTGCACAGTTGTTGAGAAGCGGGGTCGATCCGACTACCCTGGTGACCGAGACCTTCCTGGGTGAGGATGAGGGTCCAGGTGGAGCCTCCGATGCCTTTGCCGTCGTGTGGGACAAGTTGCCCCCCAACATGCGGGCGACTTATGAGTGGGGGGGCTTGGAAGACCCTGTGCCTGAGGCGGGAGCCGCCGAGTCGCCGATCTTCGAAGAGGCGGCCGCGCTTTTGCACTTGCCCCAGGTCACTGAGAATGGGGTGAAGGTGGCCATCATGCAACAGGCGCCGGACCGCATTACGAGGGAATTCGTGTCAGGCCTGGGCGTGAGTGCGTGTTATGACGACGAGCGCGTGTCCGACGAGGTGCTGCAGATGTTCCCGCGACAGAGCGCGATGGATGCCCCTTTCGCTGAAGCAACTGTCGCCAAGAGGCTCACACCATCCACCTTCCGGAAGAATGAGCGGAACTACGTCGCTCGCAAGGATGTGGGGCACCAGTTGTGGTTCCATCTCGCCGAAGCTTGCGAGCTGCCCGCGGACCTACCTACGGACTGGCCCCTGTTGGAGCAATGCTTCTTAGCCACGCAGCAGAGCCGGGTCGATAAGTCAGCCCCGACCCTGGCTGCCGCTGAGGAGCGATCCGCTGCCTGGGGTCGAGGTGTCAACTATGTGGCAAACTTCATTAAGACTCAGGACAAAGCTAAGCTCGAGGCTTTGTACCTGCCCACGGCTAAGGCTGGCCAAACGATTTCGGCCACGCATGAGCAAGTGATTGCCATGTGGAGTCCCATATTCAGGTACGCCGTTAAGAAGTTCCGGGAGCATACGCGGGACGCCATTATCCTTCTGACCGGGGTCTCCCCAACGGCCTTGAACGCCAGTATTGCTCAGCACTGGCGCCCCAGGAGCGGCGGGGAGTGCACCATTAACGACTTCAGCAACTTCGACGCCAGTCAGGGTGGGGAAAGTGTGTGGCTGGAGGAGCTCGTGCTTCGGTGGGCAGGTGTCCCACACTACATGGTAGACACCTACGCATGGTGGAAGACGCACATCGTGACTGCGTTCATAGGCATCAAGACGACAAGCCGCGATTCGGGCGAGCCGGGCACCTGGGCTGGTAACACTTGGTACAACATGGCCAACTGTGCTCTGAAGTATGGACCCAAAGCGCTGCGTGAGGGTTGTTGGTGCTTTAGTGGGGATGACATGGCTACGGACACTACGCCGCGTGAGACCCCTGAGTGGGTCGAGTACTTTTCAAAGCGGATTAAGACTGAATCCAAGACGTTTGTGCTCACGAATCCGGATTTCTGTGGGTGGTTGCTCACCCCGTACGGGATTATGCGGTCTCCCACTGCTATTGCCACTAAGGTGTGGTACAAGTCTGCCCGTGCCCCTCTAAGCGTGAATAATTGGGTGGACGCTTACGCTGTCGAAATAGCGTTCACGTATCGACTGGCCCCGTTGGCGGCTGACTATCTGAGCGAGGTGGACGTACTTTGCTTGTCTTGGTTGCTCGATTACTTTCATCGCCGCACACCGGTCATTAGCGTGATCCTGTTCGCCCGTAGGCAAGGGTTCCTTGAGGCGTTGCACCGCAAATTAGATAAGGTGAGTAGCAACATGCAATGGCCCAAACGCAAGTCTTTGATGCGGCAATTAGGCGCCGCCATCGATAGGCATGCTGCCGGGCGGGCCAATATCCCCGTGGCGTGGATTGGGAAATCCACAGCTTACCTGAGTGGCGGAGTTTGTATGACAGACCAATGGCCCAGTCCAATGTTGCAGCAGCATCCCAAGGCACACATCCCAGCCCCAGCAGTTTTGTGCCGAGCCCTGAAGATGAGGACATCATCACCAAAACCGTCCAGCTCACTTTCGTTAACACGGGGGCTAGCTTGGGAGCCAATGCGGTCATGCCCATCTCCATTGAGCTCACCCAGATTCCGGGCGTGGCCACTTGGGCGGGCAGGAAGAAGTA